TACCCAATCACCGTTATCACCAGTGTGTTCACATACTTCACATTTATCATCTTCAATATAACTTCCACATATCTCACAAATAGGTTCTACTATCATTTATTCTTCTTCTGTTTGTTTAGGTGGCATAAGCATTACACCACCAGTTGCTTCTACTTGAACCTTTTCTGTTTTTATTAAACCAGTTCTGTCAAGTAATTCTTTTGCTGCTGACATCTTGTCCCGTATACCAAGCTCTGTTGGGTCATGTAATCCACCCACCATAGCCATTGCAGCTTTAGGCGCATTACGTGCCATGAACAGTTGTGTGGCTTCTAGTATCTCTTCTTTTAACCCTTTTACTATAGCTGATGTAGATGTACCTTCAGCATATCCTGCTAACTTCTTGGCTGTTACCATGTCTCCGTTTGCTTCTTCAAACAAAACATCTAGAAACATTTGTTGCTTTGCATTTAATTCTCTAGGCATTTTCTCTTGTTTCCATTCTTGATTGAACTTGAACAGCAGCTTTATTTCCATTTACATATAAACCAAACCAAGCTGCACCTGCGCCAACAACAACAGATACAAAACCTGCTTGAGCATTATTGGGGTCGGGTAAACTCATAAACCAATTACACGTTTGATAAAATACAACCATATAGGATAATATTAATAACCTTGGTACAATTCTCCATGAATCTAGTTTTGCTGCTGTAATCATTATGCTGACAATTGAAAATGAGGACCGTCAATAAATGGGCGGCGTGATTGTGAGCGTCTGAGGTCTACATAAGCGTTCATTGCTGCTTCCATTGTTCCGTTCCATTCAGCTATGTTATTTATGTGCCATGCGGCTCCCCAACAAATTTTAGCTCCTGTTTCCTTAGAAGCCATCATCATTGCATCAGCAATGTCATCATACATAACAATATCCCAACTTGGATTTTTGCCATCAAACGCCATTAAGTCTACAGCATGTGAATATCCATCTTCTTGTATAAGGTGTTTGGATTTCATAGTCTGTGAGCGTCCAGCTTCATACAATCTTTTTTGTTCTGCTAAGTCTCTGACTCCATATATAACTCCAAAGTCTACAAGTGACATCTCTATTGCTTTCTTAACAGTTTCTACGAGTATGGGATGCACACCCTCTAGTTTACCTAAACTTCTTTTACTAAGTTTAAACGCCATATTTTTTCCTATCTTTTACTGATTTCATATATTCTTCTTGCAAAGACTTTTTTAACTTTAGTTTATTTCTTTCTTTTATAAACTTTCGTATTGGGTCAACCATCTCATCTTTGATTACCCCTGCTACTTGTGTACCATTTTTAATCTTATCTACTACTTTGTGTGTAAAAAATTTAGCTACCATTACTGTCTCCTACATTATTAAAATGTACATTGTAAAACAACCTAACAAGAAAATTACAAGATGTGTTATCAATGCATCTCTGTTCATAGTATCACTGCTACAAATGTAGCTAAAACTAAAATAGCCATCATACTATTTATTAATAAACCTAATCTCACTTCTTCCTCATGTTAAAAAATTTACCTGCAGAGCGTGTAGCAAAGCTGGCACTTACGATAGCTCCTAACGCTATCTGATACCACTGTGGCATACCTGCAAGTGCAGTAAACCCATCGGCTACTATAGCACGGCCCCACTCGCCGCAGAAACTTAGCACAAGTGGAATACTAAAAAGTAGGGTCAACCATTCGTCCTTCCAACTGGACTGCGATGCACGCATGGCTGCCAAGTCCCAGTCAATCTCACCTGTAGCTTCTTTCATACGAATAGTAGCTTCGGCTTTTTGTATGGCTGTCTTGCCTTCTATGTATGATGAAGCTAGACTTGATATCGAACTAAATATTGTACCTATCATTTTTTTCTATAATCCGTATGACCAGTTCTCATTTTTCCATTAGGTGATAAAAGATGTGTAGCTCCACCCATAGCAAATTTCTTTGGCATATCTTTTAATGCTCTCATTCTTTTTCTATACTCTCTAATTTCTTTAGCTTTTTCCCTTGCTTTTGCTTGCTCACTTTTATCCATCTTTTCTATTTCACCGGGTTTTAATAACCGTGCTTCTTCAAATCTTCTGTTATCTTCTTTATCTATTCTTTTTTCTAGCTCTTTAATTTTATTACTTAATGAATCTCTTTTCTTTTTATTCATTTCAAATTTTATTAACTTTACTAAATTACCCGGTCCGTGTATTAGAGTATCTAGAACATCCATAGTGCTTCCTTGAAGCGTATTTGATTTTGGAACATCTCTTCCTTTTAGCTCATCAAAGTAACGTCCTTTTAAATCTAACTTACTTAGTTTATTCAATTCTTTTTTAACTGAATTTAATTTTGCTCTGCTTGTAGGAGTTATGTTTATTCCAAATATATCATAATAATTAACAGCATCATAACGTGTTTTCTTATCATAATCCTTACCCTTCTTTGGCATATCAAAGTAAGGTTTATCTTTTAAACTTGTAAACTTAGACGCTGTTTGTTTTTTCTCTGTCATTAACCTACGCCCTTTCTAAACTTGCGAGTTTTCTTTGCAATCTTTTTAGGTTGCTTTACAAACTGCTGGCCTTTCTTTTTGCCTTCTCGTTTTGCTTTTGTTGTCGCTGCGTATTCAGCAGAACTCAACGATTTAATAGCAGCAGCGGGTAAATAGCGTTCTCCTGTTTCTGATGACTTCTTGCCACTCTTAGTTCGCCAATCTTGTTTACCCCAATTTACTAAACTTTGTTGTCTCTTTTTTAATGTCACGACTTGTATCCACCGCCAGCATCTTTATATGCCTTCGCCATCATCTGCGCCTTACGTGCAGACCATTGACCCGGTGCGCCACCTTTACCACCAGCTTTTATTCTGTTAAATATTCTTTTACGTAAAGCAGGTTGTGTATACACATTAGCTTTATTAACGGTGCTACCTTTATTCAACTTTAATGTAGATAAAGTTTTAGCTTGCTTTGCGTGTGATTTGGAAGCTTTCTTCAAGCCCTTCGCAACTTTTTTTATCTTCTTCTTGACTATTGCTTTCACCATCTCTGCTCTCCCAATATTCTTCACCGTAATCGTGAAATATTTCTTCGCCTTTTGAGATATTCTTTAACGCTACAAATCTTACAAAGTTATTATCGTCATGTATCTCCCACTCAGCGTTAGGCTCTGAACTATGATTATATATCATCGCTAGACCTAATGGAATCAAATACTCGTCACTGCCTTCATTTGGGGACTGGAACACATAATCGTGAAGTATGCTCTTGTCCCCTATATCACTATCATCAGTTACAAGATAAGGACATAACTCTATGGTATCGTCTTGAGCGTAGTCCTTATCTGCAAAAACACCATGACCGTGTACTGAAGAGTAAGCTACGTAGACCAACTTACTTTTTCTTTTTAGCCATACCGCCGCGCATCATTTTCTTCTTGGCCATCTTGGCCATTCCACCGCCCATCATTTTTTTCTTCGCCATGCCACCTCGCATCATCTTCTTCTTTTTCGCCATTTTTGCTTTGCCATGCATTGCCATTTCGTAGTCTCCTTCTATCTAGAACTAGGGATTGATATATTTCATCAGGAAAGTGTCGATAGTATCCTGACTTCTCTAAGCTTAGTGATGCATCATCTAAAGGAGATAGTCTTTGTATAAATACCATACAGTAGTCTAACTCTTTATCTGTTACATCGTCTTCTAAAAAATCCAGACCCGCTTCGCTTACATCGTACTCTGGATGAAACACCATAAGGTGCATATCGTGCCTTGCTACTGCAAGGGCTTCATTCATACCATCGCAGAAACCATCTAGGTATTCTAACTCTGGTAACTCTTCACTAGCCCATATAACTATATCATAGTCATGGTTGTTAAAGTCGCTGACTTGCTTAACCAATCCCTCTAGACCAGTGTTTATACTAAATGTTACTTTATTTTCTAGCCACGCTTGTTTTGCATAGGGACAAGGTGGTAGTCCATTCAGCTTTACATTAGGTATCTCTAAAAATTCTTTTGACCACTTACGTATATCAGCTTCTACGGGATGCACGAGTTTTCTTCTTTTGCTCTTCT